ATCGTCTTCTAGTGGAAACATCATCATTGAAGCAGAGGGTAGTGGAGACATCCTCTTTAATGCTGGTGGTTCATCCAACGTTTATATTGACGGTGTAGACGGTAACCTGAAGTGGGAAGGTGCTTACGCTACAGAATCTGACCTTCCGCTGGCATCTACCCACCACGGTATGTTTGCCCACGTCCATGAAACTGCTTCTGGTTACTTTGCCCATGGTGGTAACTGGATTAAGTTGATTGACGAAGAGAAACCACTCTCAAGCCTCTCCAACGTATCTACCGCAACACCTTCTATCGGTAACGTTCTCAAGTGGTCTGGTACTGCTTGGGCACCTGCTATCGAAACTGGTGGTGGTGCAGGTGGTGGAGATGGATTCTCTGTAATTGCTTCTGATGCGGGTAGTGCAACAGCAACTCAATCAGAAGATACTGTAACAATTCAAGGTAGTACTTATATTAGTACTTCCGTAGCAAACAAAGTATTAACTATTACATATAGTGGACCTATCGGTTCCGCAACTCTTGGTGGTCTGAGTGATGTTGATGATACATCCTTCGCTGACCCGATTGCTTCTGGTACGATGCTGTACCATAATGGTAGTGACTGGGTAGGCAATGCTGGTCCTGTTCTTACTTGGGCACTAGCAGCTGCTGGTACATCAGCATATACCTTCTCTGGTCCTGGTTTTACAGGTTCTGTGCAAGACCCTGTTCTCTATCTTTATAGAGGATTTACCTACCACTTTATTAACGGTACTGGTGTTTCTCACCCATTCCAAATCAGAGTGTCTAACGGTGGTACGGCATATACAGATGGTGTTAGTGGTTCTTCTACAGGAACTACTACATTTGTTGTTCCTATGGATGCTCCTTCTACACTGTATTATCAGTGTACGATTCACTCTTCGATGGGCAACACAATCAACATAGTCTAATTGCGTAATAGTTAAATGGCGACTGTTCCTGGCTCTGGTGCTATTCTCAAACCCGTTTTCAATCAATCTTTCGGCATTAGCGAGGTTGTGGTCGAAAATGGTGGGTCGGGATATACGTCTGCACAAGCGCCTATTCTAAGGATTGAAAACTGTGGGATTCCAACTGTGCCCGCAGTTCTTTGGCCTGTAATTAATGACATCTCTGGTAAGATTGTTCACGTTAGAGTTCTTGAGTCTGGAAGAGGATATGACCCTCTTCGTCTTGTAATTACACCTTTACAAGATAGTGCTAAGGTTGATACGAGTATAGATATCTCCAAAATCGCAGTTAGCAATTCATATTCACTAACAAGTTTTTCTTTCCAGAATCCTCCGATTCTGACAATCAAATCTAATAATCTTCCTGACCCTGCACCGATTGGAAGTTATCCTGGCATGCCACCTGTTTTGGTGCAGTCGTATCATCATAATGTCTATTATAGAGGTGGTAAAGAAGTTCCCGCAGTTGTATTTGAACAAATTTCTCAGGGACAGATTGGTATTCTCTCAAATGGAACACCGATTTCATCACCCATTCTTGATGGCGGTGGAAATTCTCCAGCACTGTTTGATTTGGATGCTGCTAGGTTTGATTTCCTCCACAAAGACCAATATAGTGGTCACGTAACACCAGAGGGTCTATACACCTATCATGATGCAAGATTCCTCCCAGCATGGAGGGAAGATGATAGTGTTTCTGAACTTGGACCATATTATCAGAACAGTGGGTTCCAAGGAGACCATCTAAGACACCCAGACGGTCACTCTAAGATTCTTGGTATTTCATACGATGGTTATCCCATCTATGGACCATATGGTTATGCAAACCCAACCCAACCAAATGGTGGTGATACTCTTGATAGTGGTCTGACATTAGATAATGATATCAACCAACTTTCTGGTCCTGGCAACCAAATCATTTGGAAGAGAATGCACTCTTCCTATAGACATAAGCAAGGTGTTGAGATTGATGGTAATCGTCCTCTGATTAGTGGGGATACTACACAAACTACAACATTCATTGTTACTGTTGGTGTTGATAATACTGAAGGTAAAGCAACTGGTGTATTCTACATTGATGGCGTTGAACAACCGTATATCAACCTTGAGCGTGGACGTACATACATCTTTGACCAGAATGACCCAACCAACGAAGACTATGGTCTGGAAGGCAGTCTGATTCGCCAACACCATGTCATGTTCTCTGCCACAGATGATGGCGACCATGAAGGTGGCGGACACTACAATAAGGGTGTTTCTTATTGGTTGGATGGTTCCATGGTGTCGATGCTTGAATATGTTGATGGGATGGCAGCTGCATCCGATAGATACGTTAAGTTTGAAGTGCCTGTAGACGCTCCCAGTAGATTGTACTACTGGTGTCACAACCATATCAATAAAGGTAACAGAGTAAACGTTGACAACTACCCAATGGGTGCGTTTACTCAAGACTATATTTGGGACGAGACCATTGGTGACCTGGACCAACATAACGGTCGTTTCTGCATCACTCCAGACTTCCCCTCAGGAACATATGCATACTTCTTGACTATTGATGGGTCTGGCGCACCACAATATCCATATTGTATTGGTCAAACATATTTTGGTAACCCCACTCTATATGGAGACCCAATCCCAACTGTCAATGAGGATACTCCAGCTGGTGCTAAGGCAGAAGCTATTTTGAATAGTCTCGGTGCTATCTCTTACGTTAAGATGATTAGCAGCGGTGACGGATACTTCGGTCCTGCTGAAGTAAAGGTACTTGGTGGCGGTGGTACTGGAGCACAACTCGTACCAGTAACTCAAAGTGTCACTGGTTTGTCAATTTCCTCTGCTGGTAGAGAATATGCATCCTCACCAAAACTTATTTTCCAAGGTGGTGGTGGTGTTGGTGCCGAAGGTGTTGCTACTATTGACACAACTGGCATCTTAACAAATATTGTTATTGATAACCCTGGACAATTCTATCAGGAAGCACCATATATCTTGATTCAAGGCGGTGGCGGTAAAGGTGCTAAAGGTAGAGCAGTTATTGACCAAGGTGTTATTACACGTATTGATATTGAAGACCCTGGTTCTGGATATACAAATCCTCCAAATATTATCTTCACCAAACTGGTTAATGTAAAGAGGGTAACAAGAAACCGAGTTTCTTTCAACTCTTCTCAGTTCTTCCTTATGGGATTGGTTAGGTCTCTAACTGATACCGACCCAACTGTTATATTAAACTCTACAGCAGCACTTCCTGGTTCTGGTACTATTCTTGTTAACAGGGAGTTAATTCGTTATACCTCTAAGAGTGGTAATAGGCTTCTTGATTGTACCCGAGGTACTAACTTTAGATATGACCAGAGAGTTATTCTAGATACTATTAACAATACTCCCGATGGTATCTCTCAGTATCAGTTCAACGTTGGCGATAGAATTGTCAGAAGAATTGAAAACGCTAACAACAAAGTTGCAAAAGTATATGACTGGAATCCAAACACTAGAGAATTGTTCCTGGTCTTTGAAGTTGACGAACTTGCATTCATTGATGCTGGTAGGTCAGAAGTTGAAGAAAATATTGTTTCGTTTGATGCGGGTCTGCCCTCTTCGGCAAACCAGTCGTATCCACCTCACGTCCTGATTTACCTTGCAGGTGACTCTGGCGTATCTATTCCTGTTCTGACAGAACCAATCGGTGTTCTAGAGAACGTTCGATTAGAAGATGATGATGAAAATGATGGTGAGGGAGATGGTATTCCTGACCTCGTAAATACAGGTACAGATTTCGAGAACCAGATTTCTCTGGATGGTGGTCTGTACAACTCACTTTATGGTTTGGAGGAAACTCAAGGTGGACAAAACACGACTCTACTTGCAGTTGGTGACCAAATTAAGGACGCTTCTATCCCCTTCCGATATGCAGGTATTGCTGCAGCAGGCGGTTTGTACAGTGGTACTGAGCACGTTGCCAGACTTAAAATCCAACTTGACCTTAATAATAGTAATCAGCAAAATTATCAAGTCGGAGAACTCGTTGAAGGAGACCAATCGCTCGTTCGTGCAACTGTAGAAGAATGGGATGCTGATAATCACATTCTTACAGTTATTAACCCAATTCCATATGATACTGGTAACGCACTAATCGGTGATGGTGGTATTTTCTATACGTTCTCACACAATTCCACGATTGTTGAAGTACGTGTTGTAAGTCCTGGTCTTGACTATACAGCAGCTCCGTCAGTCGTGATTGAGAATGCTGGAGATATTCAAGCAACTGCAACTGCAACAATGACTGCATCTGGAGACCAAGTTTCTAGTATTACTGTTACTGCTGGTGGTTATGGTTATGAGAAAGAGTTGACTGGTTCTACTTTACACCCAACAGTAACATTCACCAACGACCCAGGAGACACAACTGGCTCTGGCGCTGTCGGTGAAGTTGTCCTTGGTGGGGAGCGTTTGGTTGGTACTGCTGCTTCCTGGAGAATCAAGTCCATCGAATATGATGTTTTGGTACGTGACGACAACTAAGATAAATAAACTAGAGGAAAAAATACCCGTCAAATAATGTCAGCACTTCTTACGGACCAATTTAGAATTTTTTCTGCGAAAAAATTCATTAAATCTTTGGAAGGTCCCGACCCAAACCAAAGTGATACAGCGGCAGGTTCCACCAGAGACAGATTGTATCTGTTTATTGGTAGACCTCAAGCGTGGGATAATGAAAACTCGCCTCCGCAAGCAGTGGACTCGTTCTTCGAGTTTTCTGACTCGTATGACGACATGATTTCCATGAAGCGTGTCCTTTCCTCTGATACGGTTCAGGTTGTTCGTCGTATTGACTGGACTCCCCCCGAGAAGACTACTGGTGGATTGGGTTTTACTTATGACATGTATCGTCATGACTATTCTCCTACTAACACTGCATCTTCTGGTGCGACCAAACTTTATGATTCGGATTTCTATGTTGTAAACTCGAACTATCAAGTTTATAAGTGTATTTACAACGGGACTTCTCCTTCTGACCCCAATGGAAAACCCTCGACTATCGAACCAACTGGTACTTCTACTTCTATCATCTCTACTGCTGATGGTTATCGTTGGAAGTATCTCTACACCATCCCAGTGGCACAGGTTCTAAAGTTTTTCTCCAGTGACTATATGCCTGTGTTTCAAGACCTTTCGGTTAAAACAAACGCAGTTCCTGGTGAGATTGATACTGTTGTAATTACTTCCTCTGGTTCTGGTTATAACAACGGTACATATGA